GATTAACTTTCTACTTACTCTGGATTTTATTCCTAACGAAGATAAAAGTTCAACAACTTGAAGAATAAATTCATAATTTTTTTGGTAAAATTCAAATGTTTGAGTTTTTGTAATTGAACCATCAGTATCCATCAATCCCCGTAACAATTCCATCCGTTGATCTACTGATGATCGTAGATATATTTGTGGAATATGTTTATTTTTTAATAAATTATTTTCTTTTAATTTTTCTCTCAATCCTCTACACTTAAATCTAATACAATTATTTTCTACTCTCTCGTGTTCAACATCTATTTTTGTTTTGTAAAATTCATAATCATCTTTATGTGCGATGATTCTACCATCTGCAGAATATCCGTCACCTAACCAAACACCAAGAAGATATGGATCTATCGGCAAATCTTGATTTTCTCCGTTAATTGGATTAGAAAATTCAATATAAAGTGATCCTCCTACCCCTTTACCTCTTTTATTATTAATTTTCTTTGAATATCTTGAATATATTTCGTCAGTATTGATAACTTTTTTTCCAGTTCTCCAATAAGAACTATTTACTTCCCACAAATGATCTGCATCAGCAACAATTTCTTCTCCATTATCAAAAAATATTTTGTAACACTGGTGATTAATCATAGTTTCTGTTTTAAATGTTACAGAAACTGGATTTCCATCTGGAGAAAGTATTTTGTCCCCAACTTCAATATCTCCAATTGTTGTCCATCCTTTCGGTGTTGGTATTGGAGTGTCTAATGCTAATGCCTTACCAACTTGGCGTGGCATCTTACATATATTAAATCTATTTTGGTGGAAATTATTGACTAACCTCTCCTGAAATGGCCACATATCAAATCCAACAAGACCATCATCGACATTAACAATTTTTACATAATTTTTCGCAAAATAAACAGGATCTTCTTTACATCTTAAGAACTCAATAATTTGTTCTTCTGTAAATTGAATTGATGTATTTGCTCTCTTTAGATTTGGATTAGAGAGATATGCATCACCCTGTTTAAGTCTAATATCTTCAATTGCCATATTTTTATCTTTGTTCAATACGAGTTAATATATAACATATTAACAATTCCACTTTCTCAAAGATAATGCTTTTCTTGTTGGACGACCCTTTTCATCTTTCATAGGTCCAGGCATCCCTCCCATACGAGCACAGAAAGATTTTCTACGCTTTGCTGATTTTGATCCTGGTTTTAATTTTGATGGTGGAGTAGTAACTGCCATAGAAAGTTTGGAACCTGGATTTTCTCTACGGTAAGAAGCAATTCCTTTTTTATTTAAACCACCTTCAGGATTCTTCCCTTCTTTTCTTTGCCAGGCAGCAGATGCTTCAGACATAAAGTTCCCAAAGGTTTTCATATCGTAATGAGCTGTTTGGAGTTCTTTATTATTTTCTTTCTTTGCAAGTGGTAGTTGTGGTCCAGTTCTTTTTAGAAAAATTTCTTTTTCGTTGGAGTTATCCGTACCTGTTCCTTTGTTGTAAAGTTTTTGTGTTCTTTGAGCTTGCTTATGTGCGGATGGATCTATTGGGGAGGGCAAAGCACCTTCTCCAACTAATCTACTACCAATACCTTTTGTTGCCCTCAGTGGTTCGGGTTTAATAATATCAATAAATTGTGCATAATGGTTTCCATTTGAATCTTCAATTGATACTGATTCCTTAACACAATTTGGAACCATTTTTTTACCTTTCTTTTTCATTCCAACTTGCTTATATCCAACCCAACACGCCTCATCTACTACATCGTGTTCTCCACTTTCCAAGTAATCTGCTGCAGCATCAATATAATCTGCTGCTTTTGTAATTTTCGATTGAACCCACGCTTCAATATTTCCTTCACCCTTTAGTTTATTCCTTAATCGTTTTGCCGCAGAAATAATTGTAGAAATTTCCGAACGCGCCATCGAGTATTCGTGATCTGTTTCTTTAGACTCATTTGCCGGATGAGGTCTAGTTGTATTATATTTTAATTGATTTGGTGATAAACTTGAAGGAACTGAGAACATATCCCAATATTTGGGACCATACCTACATTCTTCTCTAGTCTCATCTTTCTCACATTTGGGACAGTAACGCACCATACCCATTTGTTCTGAGAGAGGATCATTTGATGACAAATTTACTGATTCTGATTTATTTCCCCAATTAGCAGCACCAACTTTGCGACATTTTACAAGAGCACCGGAGGCATAGGCAGAGGGCCATACATCATACCTTGACTTTACTTTAGTATAACAGGCATCTTTTTTACCACTTCCCTTTCCTTTGATATCCTTTTCTTCGTTCATTTTATTTTCTTGTTTATCGGTAGAAACATAAGTTGGTTTTGCAGCACCTGATTTTTCTTGTTGTGCAGGATCCGCTGCTTTCTTTCTTCTTGCCGCAGATAATCTTTGCGCTTTAGTCATACTTTCTCTTTTTGCCGAAGAAACGCACTTAGGAACACCTTCTCCAGGTTCATCACTTGCACAGGTTCCTCCCGTAACTACATTTACCCAACCAGGTTTTCCATCTTTTGATTTACTTCTATACCAATCACGAAGACCCTCTTCAGTTATTTTTACATCTTTAAACTTTTTATGTTCTTTCTTAGCATCAGACTCCATTTTTTTCAACTTAGTATAATAATCTGGAAACTCATCGAGATGTTGAAGAGCAATATCAGTAGCAAGATCTTTATCTTTAGTATGTTCCTTTTCAATAGCAATACCCATTCTAAGTTGATTTCTAACAAAGGAAACATCCATCCGATGCTTCTTTGCAATATTTTCAACTGTTTGGTGAGATTTTAATTTATGCACTTTAGAAAAATACTATTCTTTATTATTTAGAAAACCTTGTTTAAGTAGTTTCGAAAGTTCAGAGGTTGATCCCACAAAAACTGCATTATTTGTAACACTACTTGGTGATCTATTTGAAGTATCTTCCTCAACATCCTTCAATTTCTTCTGTAAATCAATTAACTTATCTGTAGTATCAGCAACACTTTTAATTAACTGTCCAGCAACTTCATAGGCTCTAGGACTTCCCCCATCACCAGCAAGTTCCATAATTCCATTAATTGCCTCTTGACCCTTCTCAATTAGTGAGTAAAGATTTGCTCTTGTATATTCATAATCCTTCTTAATATCATCTGGTTTTGATACTAAAATTTCAATTTCTGTAGGAGTTTTTTCAACTTCTATAATTTTACTCTCAATATTAAGAGCATTATCGAGATCTCCATAATTATTTTTCATAATTAAATATCTATCTGTTGAGTTGGACTGTAAGTTTTAGAATCATCAAAGAATTCCCAATTTTCATTAAATCCGAAATCATCTCCAGGATTTGCATCAATTGGATCTGGTGTTACGGTATATCTCATTTCTCTCTTCGCAATAGAAGTATCTGTTCCACTATAAAGATCAACCTGAACCTTACGAATAAGTCCATCAGTAGTATCGGAAATGGGGCCAAACAAGTATGTTTTTGCTGTAAATTGAAATGTGTAAATTAATATTCTACGAGTTGAAAAATCTCCTTCATAATCATCTTGAAATGAAACACTATCAAGAACTACTGGGACATCTCTCTTTTCTCCAATAGAATCGACAAGATTAATTGTCATTGTGAATGCTGGTTGAAAAAATGGTAATATTTGTTCTACTACTTGTAAAGCATCATCTTGAAGTTTGGTCATTAAGTTCAATTCAAATCCAATATTATATGGAACAGGCATAAAGACTTTTTTAATAGAACCATCTTGCCCGTGTGCTTTGAATGTTTGAGTTACACTTGCTTTTCGAGTAGCATCATATTGAATAGATGTCATCTCAAACGACATTCTAGGAAGTGTCATTGCAACAGGTTTATTTAACTCTGGTTGTTGCTCTATTCTTGCAAGAAATTTTTGTGTTGGACCATATGCTAATGGAACTTGAATATCACTAATACTAGTATCACCAGAATTTTTGTGTCTAATATGAATTTGATTAAATAAATTTCCGAACGAAATAACTGTTCTGCGAATAATTTCGTGATAATAGTAAGTATCTAACATTAAAAACTACCAAATGGATTTGACTCTGAAAAATCAACAATAAGATCTCCTTCTCCTTCAATTTCATTATTTTGACTGTATTTATCATAAAGATCCATTTGGTTATATGAAACCACTGAATATCTTGCGGATGATGCTGATCCAACAATAATTTCTCCAGCAAAAAATCCTGGCGTGGTTGCAGCAATTCCTACAAAAGAAACTTTAAGAATTTTAGTATCAAAATCCCATTCTTTAACTCTCGCTCTAGTTTGAGAATTTGATCCAATAATAATTTCATTAAACTGATAATTTCCTACACCAGTTAAAATTGATGGATTGTTTATGGTAACTGTTGGGGTTATAGTATATCCAATTCCAGAATTAGATATGTTTATTGCTGAAATATTTTGATTCAATCCAAGTGAAGCAATACCGACAGCAGTTTGTCCAATACTAATAGATCCATTTATATTTACTACTGGAACTGTAGTATATCCAACTCCACCGTCAGTAATGATAAATTTAATAATACCATTACTTTGAGTTTCTATTGAACAGGTTGCAGAAGCACCAACTCCTCCACCGCCAGAAATTGTTATGATAGGTGGAGTTGTGTATCCAATACCAGAATTTCCTAAAATAATATCCCTTACTGAAAAACTTCCACCCTTATTGGTTATTCTTGCGATACCAAAGGCATCATTATTTGGATTT